AGAAGCAGCATCGTTATCATCAAGATTGTTGACCATTAGTTTAGCAATATCAACAAACTCATCACAAATCTTATGCATTTTTGCATATTGGTAGAGAGGTTTGATACAGTCTTTAAGAGTGTAAGTACCATTCTCAAAAGAAGTAACAGTTTTCTTTACAATTGAATCGGGGGTTAATTTACTTAGAACAATTTTTCCTATCAAATCTCTAAACTTTAGTTCATCAACTTGTTGGATTTTATCTTGTTTGATTAAGGCTAATAGTTTTGTTAATTCATTAGCAATAGATAAATTGATATTCCCATTATCATGACAAAGTTTTACAATCAACATTAAATCAGCAGAAGCATCGGTAATTGCTTTTAATTGCACTTTTTCAGTCCTAAAGTAATGATCTAATTTAGCATGATGCCCATATGATTTAAGGGCAAGAAATCCTAGAATGTTGATCCAAAATATGTTTGATAGAGTTTCTTCATCTTTAAGGATTTTGTCTTTTGTTACTTGATCTTGGAATATAGAATTTTCTAAAAGCATATGAGTATTACCCTCTGTGAGATTTTATTGATATTTATAAAAGAAGAGGAGCATATATTTCTATAAGCTCCTCTTCTGTGTTTATGTTTATTAAAAATTATGCTGCTCCTACTACCTCACCAAAATTAACACCTGTTTTTGTCAATAAATCATTAATTTAAAATTAAATTTGTTCTTTAAAGTTGCTTCTTCTTTTAGAAGATTGATTTCTTTTTGTATTTCATAAGTATAAGTTGATTTAACTTCTATTATAAGATTTTCTTTCGGAATCCATATATCAGCGTAATATCGATGTTTCTTTCCGTCTTCTGTAAAATACCAAATTGCAGGTATATCTTTTCTAGAAGTTATAATCTCATCCTCATGATATGTTTTTAGAAGTTCATCTAGCGCTTTTGGTTCATAACCTTGAACTTTTATAACTTTACCTGATGGGAGAGTATAATCTTTCCATTTATATCTACCATTACATTTTTCAGCTATTGTAGCATTATGCATATGATGATCAACACCATATCTAATGTTACACGTTTCCTTAGTTTTATATGAATTTATATAACATCCATTACCATATTTCTTTTCTTTTGTATGAAATATTTTTTCTCCTTTAGATCTACAATTACAGATAGGAACAAGGAGGAATTTTGATATATCAAAATTCCTCCTTGTTTGGCAAAACATACATTCTAATAATAAATTATTATTTTCTATTTCTAATATATTAAAATTATTTTTTATTTTATATATTCTAGATTGGAAGTGTTTATATGTCAGAGTATTTTTAATTTTTTCAGAGTCTCTTTCTAATTTACCAGAACATAAGTAAGAACAAGTAATAGAATAACCTCTATTAAAATCTAAAAAAGTTTGTAAATTTTTATTGCATATCTTACAAATATTAATATCAAATAGGTCATGTATTATGTGATATATTCTTTCGTTAAATTTTACATTCATATTAAGATATAGAGTTCTACCAAATATTTTATTTACTAATGTTGGATTACGACTTAATATACTTTGATAAAAAGATTTGGGATTAACTGTTTCAATTATTTGTAAAACTTGAATTTTAATTTCGTTATTATCAAAATCATTATCTAAATAAATATTAGTTTTTCTATTATTATTAGCTTCTTTTCTATTACATACCCTACATTTTTCTTTATATCCATTCTTTAGATCAAACCACACTGGTTTGCCACATATAGAACATACAGGTTCTTCTAATATTTTTAATTTACATAAATGATATAATTTTGATAGAGATGTATTAAATATATCCTTATACCAATAAAATAATGATTTGTATAGAATTTTATTTTTTCTTCTCATAGTTCTTTTTATGTTTGCTATATCATTTTCTTCAAAATAATGAATATAATGTTGTTGTGTGTTTTGAATATTTAAAATTTGTAGTGAATTATCCTCTAAAATTTCATTTTCTAATGTAAGCTCTTTCTTTTTTGAATAAATCATATTATTCTCCTTTGTTGTATTTATACAACCAACAAAAGTAACAGAATTTATTTAAAGGAAAAGGTGAATAGAATTAATTCTATTCACCTTTTCCTTTTATTATAAAGCAAAGTTTAAATTATGCGCCAACTGTTTCCGCAAATGATGTACCTGTCTTTTGAATTATAGCAGAAACTTGAATAAATTCAGCTACTTTTGTAGGTTGTAGGTAAACATCAATTGCTAGAGCATTTTGATCGATTACTTCGTTGGTGTTGTTGCTCTGGTCCACAACTAATTGATAAGAATAAAGTCCACGTCTTGCTTTAACGCTTCTTAGGAACGGATCAATCATACCAAATAATCTTGCTCTTGTGAATGCATCATTAAACTCAAATAAACCAGCTCTTGCTGCAGTTGCAATTGATTTTTCTAGGAAGATTAGAAGTCTTCTTACGTTTACACGATCCATTGCACTTGATTTACTTGTAGCAGTTTTTTGTCCGTAAACAACACCATTACCTTCACCAGGAACTGAGATGATTGGGTTAATAGCATTCACATAAAGGTCATCTCTATTTTGCTTGTTAGGATTGAAAGCTAATTTAATAACATTCTTCATAACACCACGAGTAGAACCAGCAGGTGCCCACCAAGGATCACGAGTCGCATCTGTTTGTGCATAAAGACCAGCAACATCACCAGCAACACAAATCCAACGATTTACATCATTAAATTTATCATATTGATATTTTACGTTACCGTAAATTGCTGAATAAGTTCCAAAGGCACCAAACACTTTTTCACCTTCAGTTTGTGTTCCGAAGTCTTCAAGAAGCTTAGTTGTAGCTAATGAATTACCATTTGAAACAATATAAGTATAATCATAAGGAGCAACAATAGCAATACAATCTTTTCTTGACTCACAAATAGTAGCCATTCCATCCATATCTAGTTGATGGGTAATAAGAATATTAACATCAAAAGATTCTGGGTCAGCAAATAACTCAGCTGCTTCTTGAATATCACCTTTTGTATAAGCAGTACCATCATACTTACTACCGACATAAGGATAAATTGTACCTGAAGCTGAATCACCTAGAATACGAACAGGAGCTAGAGTAGCAGTTTCAATTTTGTTTTCAGCTGGTAGATCAGATCCTGATTTAGCAAAAAGATAAGCTGAAGAAGTATTCATAACATCATCTATGAAGTTATTACGACCATTTACATCTCTACCATTGGTTCTATAAGAAAGAACTTTACGATCAACAATTTCAAATTTATCATAAGCATTTTTCTGAAGAGTAACAAGAATGAATTCATCCTTTGCCCAGTCAGGTTCAAATTCTACTAGGCGATCGAAAGAAACTAATTTTTCTGTAACAAGAGTTGCATTAGTAGAAGTAGTAATTTTTGTTTTGATAATTGCACCATCATCATATACATCTGATAGTAAATTAACACCTTTTAGTTGAGTGATACCGACAAAATCAACAGCAGATACTGCTTGATCAAAATTAACAGCGGTTGCAGATGAAGAAGTGATAGTAACAACTTTATTTCCTGCTAGAACAACTTTGTTACCGATGATTAGAGTATTGTTAGTTACAGTAGCACCAGAAGCAGCAGATGCACTAATTGTAGCAATATATTCTTGACCGATAGGTTGTTTGAACTGAGCAGCAGAAGAACAAATGGCTACTGATAGTTTTTGTTGTGAAGTTACATAACGATTATAAAGACCTAATTTGTCAGAAACAACTAAACTTTCGAGAGTTTGTTCTGCAATTTCATCGTTATAAAGAGCTGCTTCTGAAGTTTGTGAAGCAATAGAGGTGCTTAAAGTAACACCTGCGTTCTTAGTCACTTTGTTTGCATCAATAGGACGAACCACATAAAGTGAAGCTGCGTATTGAAGGAAGTTCCAAGCCTGAAACCAATCTTGATAGTTTACAGCGGTAGGTTTACCAAAGAAATTTACAAGGTCATTTTCATTTGACACAGAAACAATTTTTAAGGCAGGACCTTGATCAGCTCTCAAAATCATACCGGTTTTTGCAGAAGGGATATTAGGTACATTTTGTGATAAATCAATTTCCCTTGTAGTTACGGCGGGGGATAAGCTAAAAGCCATTTTTATTCTCCTTTTATTTTACAATTCATTACAAGTTACAAATTGTATTGTTTTAATTTCATATCCTTATTTATAATTCTAGATTAAAAAATATAACAACCCATAAATAAGCTCTAAAATATTGAGAACGGATCATTCTCAATATCATCCTCAGGTAAGAAACCTAATGGTGGTAGATCGTCGTCGTTGTCCTTTTCTAAATTTTTCATTTCTAACATATTGGAGTTATTGAAAGTATCTAATATCTTGTCTGAACTCAATCCTGCTACTTCTATTCCCTTTGCAATCATAAAATAGAGAGCACCTATAAGAGACATAACTAAGTCATCTTGATATCCTGATTCAGCTTTATAGGAAGTTTTAACCCTAATAAATGTACTTATTTGGCTTATAGTATTAAAGTCATTTATAATAAGTTTATTTGACTCTAAGAGTATTTTTAGATTCGAACACCCCATTCGTTTTGTTCTCTTATCAGTTCTATATCCTGCTAAGTTTCCTTTGTTAAAATAAACATTATCATATTCCATATCGAAGTGACATATATTAGCTACTTCTTGCCCAATTTCATTATTCTCAATAAAGAGCATTGCTACATTATAATAATTACCTAATTGACAAACTATTTCAGGAGCTTGTAAGTATGAAACTCCGCTCTTAGCAAAGAATGTTCCTACTTGTTTGAATGGAAGAGTAGTAACATCAAGTATCTGCATACCTAGAGCATCACCCGCATTGTCTTCAGTCATTTTAGCTGAATCTACTCCAATTACATATTCATGACCTTTGATAGGCTCTTCATATATAAAAAGTGAATCCTGAATTTTCTTAGAAAAACATGCCTTAATATTAGAATGTTTTATTTCTTGGGAGTGTTTCATTTCTCTAATATATTCTGGTTCTATAAGAGTTGCAATACTCCCCAAAAAGCTGTTTGAATATTCTTGATTAAAACGTATCTGCCCAATATTATTAATAGTTTCTTCTTTCCAATTTTCATCCCTACCAGGTACTTCCCACCAATCTACTCTAATAGGGTTAAATTCGTTTTTACCATCAATTGCATCTGTCCAATCTTGATAAAAGTGATTTAGTCCATTTGGGGTTGAGACGTATATAACCTTTGATGTAGGAGAAGAAGAAATAGTCGGATAAACAGATGATATAAAATCATTCCAAATATTTAAAGGAATGAATGCTCTCTCATCCACTACAAGCAATCCTATTGATTTTCCTCTGATTGCCGTAGATGATGTAGACGCAGCAATAACCATAGACCCATTTTCTAATTTTATAGATCCAGAGTTCCAAACTCTAACACCTTGTTGAAGCCATTTAGGAAGCATTTCATAAGCTTCCTTAACTTTTCTTAATATATCTCTTGATTGTTCAGCTTTGTTAGCAAGAATACCAACTCTTTGATCTTTCTGAAATAATATTGTCCAACAAAGAAATATTTCAAATGCAGTTGATTTTCCATTCAGCCACACTGGCGTGAAGCCAGTGTGATTGTGAATCTCCTTTTTGAAAATGAATCGATCATTTTCACTTGATAATCTCTAAGAGTTGGTATTATCATACCTTTTTGTAAATCTAGAATATGATAATATTTTTCTGCAAAATATTTCCAATCTTTAGCACATTTTATGTATTCTTCAATATGTTCTTTTGTAAAAGGTAATTTAGTTCCATAACCTTTAAGGTTTAAATTGCCTTTAAAGTGTATTTCAGAACCATTTATATCTACTTCAAAATCTTCAACTTTCATTCATTCTACCCCACAAAAAGAAAAGTCCTACTAACATCTATATTTAGTAGGACTTTTCTTAATATTTCAGTTTAAATTAAAATATTGGTCTAATCTGATCAGTTAAGTTAGGAATTTCATCAGCTTGACTAATATTTACAGCAAAGTATCTAAAGAAATCAGAATCATATGTTAATGTTCCTGTGTCTTGTGGATGTCTTGTATAAGCATATCTATTCATTGTCATGAAGTTATTTGTAAAAGGAGCTTCTGTTCCTTGTGCTTCTACAACTGTTGATAGATAAGGAGCAAAGATCAATCCAGCATCATCTTTGGCATTTGAGTGAAATTTATATCCAACAATTACATAATGCTCTGTAGAATAAGGATCACAATAAACAGGATAAGCACCAATTTTACCAACATAGTAAGGATTAGAATCATCAGGATCAGCTTCTGAATGAAGAGGGTTTAACATTAAAAGAGCAACAGTTGCTGAGTCTGCAAGAATGAACATTGTTCTATTTCTCTTAGTTGCTTTTACAATCTCTTCAATTGCTAGGAAGATAGAAGCATATAGATCATATGTCAATCCACCCATATCACCACCAGTTTTTGCTAGAGAAAGATTTAAATCAACATCCCTTAGCATTGGGGTAGCAATATCTTTCATATATTGAATTATTTCACGATCAATTTCTTGTCTGATTTCATCAGCTACTACTTCAGCAACAAGATCGTTAGCTTTTTCTTTGTAAAGTGCTTGGAGGTCTTGTAATTTTTCTTGAGTAAACTTTGTTCTAATTTTTCTTGATTTTGCTTCTATTACAATTGATTTAGTTTCAAAGTTTACTTCTCTAAGATTTGAGTTATCCTCAAGAATGTTTGAGTAATCTTTGAAAATACGCTTGATAACATTTCTATTAGAAGAAACATAAAGTAAAGTTACTCCACTAAAAATAGAACCAGTAGTAAATGATCCTGAATCAACTCTAACTAATAGATGAACATACTTGTTAGCAAAGTTTCTAGAAGTAATCACACCATCACCGTCATATGTAGCAGTATATTCCTTAGCAGTTTCTTTATAGAAAACTGTGAAAGAGTTACCACCAGAAGCATATTGTGACCCTACTAAGAAACTACCATCTGCAGAAACTGGTATTGTGACAATTCTTGAATTATCAATATGAATTTCATTTGTGTTATTAGAATCAGATCCTGTATAGAGAGAATAAAGAGCTGATATCTTAGCAACAGGTGAAGATGTAGGTTGGATAGAAGCAATCTGTGCCACTAGAGATTCGGGGTAAATTTTCTTGACTAATGAAAGAATCAGAGGCTCATACTTACCAACATCTGTTGATGAAGTTGATTCTTTTAAATAGTTTTGGTGAAGAAGATCACCTAATGTTTCTTGTATAATTTGCTTCATAATTATTGACCTTCTGTATTTTTAGATTTTTGTAAGTATTTCAACAGGTTGTTCTTCTACTTGCTCGATAATTATTGTTTCAACAAGGAGTTGAGGTTCTTCTACAGTTTCTTTAACACTATTTGAACCGCTGTAACAGAACCAATCTTCTTTAATTTTCGGAAATGTTGCATAGTTTGTTAATGCACTTGCTGCAAAGGGTGGAAGTAATCTACAAGTTCCTTCTTCACAATATTCACAATCTCTACAAAAAGTTTTTGTCATATATAAATTCCTTTTTAATTGTATTTAGTTGTTTTGTTTTATCAAGTCAAGTAACTCAGAAGAACTGCCACCAAATATAACATTATTGTTTGTTATATTTGTGCCCATATTAACAGCCGCTGGTGTTGAGTTGTCAAATTTAGAACTCTTCTTGTTTCTTGAAGTTTCTATATCAGCAATTTCTTTATAGATACTAATCAACATCTTTAGGTTATTGCCTAGGGTTGATTGTAAACCGCTTATAGCTTGAAGTTGACTTGCTTTTAAGTCACTAACATCAACAAGAGAAACAGCATCTAAAACTCGTTGTCCTGAATTGATTAATTTTATTACATTATTTCTAACTAGAATAAAATCTGATTTAAGACTTTCGATAGTGAATATTTTAATATCTTCAGGAGAAGATTCTGTTGAGACTTCAGTTAGTTCAGGTAGTGTATCCGATTCTATATCTTCAACAACAGCTGATAATTCAGAAATAAGATCAGTAGCAATATTTAGTTTTTCTTCTAATTTATTTAGTTTTTTCATTTGATCTTTCCCTAAAACCCAAAGAAACCGCCGGATCTACTACCGAACCCAAACGCACGTCTTACACCATTAACTACAGCATGAGCATAAACAGCCATCGCCCCTATATACGTACCACCTTCTCCGGCGGTGGCGAGTGCCGCATTTGTAGGGGTAAAACCTTCACGGATATATGCCAAAATTCCGGAAACTGATTTAGAGGTCGGAGCAACGGCAGACCCATCATAAGCAAAACCGTTTATACTGCACATCTCCCGCGCTGCTGCTTGCACGGATGCCCAAGAGCCATATCCTCTGACTGTGCGGGTTGGATCAACAAATTGAGGGTCGGCATTAATGTCCCCAAGTCCTCTTGTTCCATCTCCATATTTCTGTCCGGCTGTGTCCCACCAATTATAAGCAATCTGGATTACAGAGCCATTAGTTAGCCCTGTAACAGGCCTGTCTAATATGAGGTTATTAGCATCAGTGACCGTTAGGATTCTCCCAGCATAACTACCGGCAATGACAAAATCTCCTGCTAATACTGCTCCGAAGGGTGATCCAGTTGCAACAACATGAGTTGTATCTGTCCCGGCCTGGCATGTAGTATTCCCGACGCGATTGCCGTACATAGAGGCCATGTATGCATAATCACCAGGAGCCCACGTATAAGTATCCGAATTTATCAGATTGAAATAACCATTATTACTAAGGGTAAAATTAGACTGAGGCACAAAAGATGTCTGCTTATGTAATCCGTCAGGTTGATTTACAGTTAGGTTGTTCTGGAATTTTGCAATATGAAGAGGGCCACCAGATGTCTCGCAGATAGCCGCGCCATAACTGCCATACATGGTATTTCCAACTAATTCTACAGCAGTGGCAACTGACGCGCCCATAGTGCTAGCTAAAGTTCCTGCCTTATTTATAGCTATATTTTTTAACATCTTTGTCCCAGATGGGGACTTAGGCATGTATATATCTCCAGCGTCGGAACTCCAATAGCCATCACCATCAAACACGTTGTTCTGATATATGTTTGGTGATAAAACACCACCTGCCCCTGACGGTTCATCAATATAGTGTGGGTTTGTAGCATGTGTTAAAAACACAGAGTTTTCTAATACAACACTCGCTCTACCACCTATATTTGCAATTGAACTTGCTAGTCCTATATCAGTAGTCCCAAACATATTAGTTACAGTTGTACGACTAGAAGCTATTCCTTCCCATGAAATGTTGTAAGATACTACATTTGTGATAGTTGCATCTCTAACTCCTAACATTGCAGCACGCTGAGTACCTGTAGCATTGTAGAGTGTTAAATTAGTGATACTCCGAGTACCGGAAACTCTATCTGTCGTATTTAAGATTTGCATTAATCTGCTCGGATACGTAGCAGACACCAAACTATTGCGAAAATCAACATTAGTAAGAATGAGGTCGGTAGTTGACCCTAAAGCTGTGAATCCAACTTGACCGCAGTAGTTAAATAGTACGTTAGACCAGTTTAAATTTACGCTTACTTGATCAGACCGAAAAGCCTGTACGCTGTTATCATTACCAAAACGCGATACTGTCACATTCGACATTGTTAGAGGGTGGCTCCAAAGGCTGTGACCGTCCCACCATGCATTATCACCACCACCTTGGGTTGTTGTCAGAATAAACGGGTTTCCAGCAACACCAGATAGATTAACTGTAGCAGTACCAGTACCCGCATTACTGTTAAGCCATTTATACGTACTCCCTGACGGGGGTGTAAATATGATTGAGCCACCAGTGGTGCCAATAATACTCGTACCTCTCTGTTGCACTAAATCACCCTTCAGCGTCAACGAAGAGGATATATTTAATACGCCTGTCCCCGCCACCGTCAGGGCTATAGTACCAGTAGCCCCAGATGTCCCTATTACTGTTGCGCCCGTGATTGATACCGTATGTCCAGTAGCAACAGTCGCGGTATCCCCATCACTAGGTACAACCCCACCCACCCATGTTGACGTTGCTGACCAGTTACCTGTTTGTGCGCTGGTTATGGTTGCCATCTAGTACCCCCTAGGCACGTATACTATATTTGACGGCCCTGATTCCAATTTGTCCCGCTTCGCTGTCACATAAAAAAACCAATGTCGTCTGCCATCTACTTTAACTGCTGCTATGTTCGTTGCGCCTACTGTGGTGATGTTCTTAAACACCTGTTCTGTTGATGCTCTGGCATAGA